GCATAGTCTTTCCGCCAGCGTTGCAAGGGCTTAATGCAGAACAGATAAAAGCTGTGATAAAACGTGCACCGCTTGGGAGGTATGACCGGAAAATCGCCCGGTTGCGGTACGTTGACCAGCTATGCCAAGTTGATATTGCAGCGCGTGTGCCGTATTGTCGGACATCAATCGGCAATAGGCTAAAAAAGATTGATAAAATGCTGAATGTGTGATATAATAATCATGAGCAACGAATTAGCTTTGGGTTTCTGCTCATGCAATTCAAAAGCGGCAGGCTTTCGGGTCTGCCGCTTTTCTTTTTGCACGGATTGTGGTATAATATTTACAGACAATTCGCCTAATGAATTGCTGGTGTGGTCTGGCCTAAAGATTTCTGCCAGCACAAGCGCACAGCTTACGAAATTTAGTCTCCCGCCCGCCTACTCGCAGTGCGTACCATGCGGGAGACGATTTTATATGGTGATGCTTATGTGCAATACAAAAGAAGAACGAGTGTCAAGAATCGCAAAATACTACACCACTTTTCACTTGTTTGGCGATTGGTACATCGTGCGGTTCTGGCCTAGACACTGCCACAGCTGGAAGCGGTTTATTCCGTTTTATATCCCTATGCACTTAGGAGACCCAGATTGAAAAGCTACGGCCTTTGTAGAGAGCGGCATTGCCTGTGGGCGGTTCCGCTCTTGATTTTACAAAAAATCCCCTGCTTTGCCGAAGCCCTGCGTGCCACGCGGGGTACTTTGTAGGCAAAGTGGGGGATTTTTTGTTTTACAGCAGCTTGTAGTGCTCCGCCAGCAAAAATCTGACATATGCCGGGCAGTCCCGGCTTCCGGCACACCAGTTCTGCACCGTGCGCAGCGGAATGCCCGCGCATTTTGCAAAAGCGGTCTGCGACATTCCGGTGCGGGAGATCAGCTCCCGCATGGACAGGTGCGCCAGACCCCAGATGACGGACAGCCGCTTCTTTTCGGCGTCCATGTCGATGCAGCCGGAAGCATCTTCCGGGATGGTCATGGCCACGTTGTTGAGGAACGCCACACGGGATGCTTCCGGTTCAGAAGCCATAACAAAAAGTTCAGCGGTAGTATAATCAACTGCTATACTTTGGTATACTTCCTCTTTGTCCAAAACTCTTTCCTCAGAAGTAGCAACCAAATCATCAAGATGAGATAGTTGAAACCAACTTACACCCAATGCATCTGCTATTTTTTTGATTGTTTCAATTTTAGGCTTTTTTTCTCCTCGTTCATATTGGCTGATGGCTTGAGGTGTAACACCAAGTCTACGAGCTAACTCTGCTTGCGTGATACCAACGGTAAGGCGCGCATTCTTTATTCCGATTCCAATTTCTTTTGCAGTTGCCATCTTTGTTCGCCCCCTTTCAAATGCGGTCTTTCACGGACAGGCTGATTTTGCGCACAAAGCCATCAGGGAACTTCTCACCGCTCCAGAGAGAACCCAGCTCTCCATCGCCGCCGTTGTCGCGGGGATACTTATAAAAAGCGGTCATGCCCAGACCATCGTTGACGCGGCGCAGCTTCACGATGCGGTCGGGAGCAAGCGCGATTTCCCGGGTAATCTTGCCGTTTTTGTCCAGTGCATCCTCGCACAGCCACTGAAGCGCCGAGATAAACTCGTCCATCGTAATAGTAGAGTGGGCAGCCCAGTCGTTAAAAATGCGGCTGTTGCCTGCAAGAACGATCTTCTTTTTAGTCTCAAAGCTGGTCATAGTAGTTATCTCCTTTTTTGTGCGATTTTGATTTCCTCTACTGTCTATAATATACACCCATTGAGTGCAAAAGTCAAGACTTTTTTGAATTTTTTACACCTATTGGGTGCAAACATCGAGCGCCCGCACAGTCCTTCTCTGTGTGGGCGCTTTTCTTTTTTTGCTTACAGTAAGCAAGCTCTAATCAAGCTCTAATCAAGCTTTAAGCAAGGTTCAATTAAGATTTTTTGTCCTTCGTTTGACGTTCGTTGCCTCTCCCGGTGTGACATTCTGGTACGATAAACGCAAAAGGAGGGGCGCTCATGTGGCACAAGTTTAATCCAAACCCGCGCGGCAGCAGCGTCGGTGACTGTGCAGTGCGAGCCGTTGCAGCTGCCACCGGGCAAAGCTGGGAGCAGGCATACATAGGGCTTGCGATGATGGGCTACGTGTTGGGCGATATGCCAAGCGCCAACCGCACATGGGGCGCGTACCTCCAAAAGCGCGGATTTAAGCGCCGCCTTGTCGAGGCAGACTGCTCCTCCTGCTACACCGTGGAGGATTTTGCAAGGGAGTACCCGCGCGGGATCTACGTTCTGGGCTGCTCTGGCCACGTTCTGGCTGTTGTCAATGGCGAGTGGATTGATAGCTGGGACAGTGGCGCAGAGTGCCCGATTTATTACTGGTACAAGGAGGACTAAGCGATGCCATACATTCCATACGGATACCAGCCCGGCTATTATGGGCAGGCAATGCCGGATCAGCTTGCACAGCTGCGGCAGAACGCCTACCAGCAGCCCATGATGGGGCAAGCGGCGCAACAGACGCAGGGCACACCGTCCATCATTTGGGTGCAAGGCGAGGAGGGCGCAAAAGCATACATGGTTGCCGCAGGAAACAGCGTGCTCTTGATGGATAGCGAAAACAGCGCGTTTTACATCAAAAGCACCGATGCAAGCGGTATGCCGCTTCCACTCCGGGTGTTTGACTACAAGGAGCGCACCACAGCCGCAAAAACGCCGCCACAAACGGCGCAGCAGCCCGGCGTGGAGTTTGTCACCCGGGCAGAGTTTGACGCGCTGGCAGCCCGCTGTGCGGCACTTGAGAAGCAAGAGCCTGCAAAACCTGAAACGGAGGTCAAATAATTATGTCAAATCCTCTTTTTAACGCACTGGGCGGCAGTATGCCCGCCATGCCAAACCCGATGGGTCAGTTCGGGCAGATGATGCAGCAGTTCCAGCAGTTCCGTGCAAACTTTCAAGGCGACCCGAAAGCAGAGGTGCAAAAGCTGCTGCAATCCGGCAAAATGTCACAAAACCAGCTGAACCAGCTGCAGGCGATGGCGCAGCAGTTTCAGCAGTTCCTTCCCCATTAAACTTCTTTCCAGACAAAGCCTTTACAAGACTTAATCCTACCTTTTGCGCAGTTGATGATTGTACAAGGCTTACATCCGTAAGCTCTGGCAGCTTCGGAATACCCACTCCACACCTTCATAAAGTCACCAGATTTTGTGTATTGGGCAACCGGTTTGCTCAATGGGTTCAAAGACCCAGTTCTACCGCGCATATTAGAATCGGCACGAAGCCCTGTTGCAATTGCGTGTTGTGTATTCCCCTTTCGAGAAATCCATTCGAGATTTTCAACAAAATTATTGCTCTTGTTTCCGTCAATATGATTTACACAAGGCAGATTTTCTGGATTTGGAAGAAATGCACTTGCAACAAGAACGTGAACGGACTTGTTTTTCTTTCCCGATTTATTGCAGAGCATTACCGTTTTGTATCCGCTTTTATGGCTTTTGAGAACAAGATTCTTAGATTTTCCGGTGTGGTTATAATTCATGCTTTTTACGTTTCCACAATCGCTCACTTCATATAATCCTTCGTATTCAGGAACAGGTAACCAATTCTCCATAAAAACCTCCGTATAGCATGGTGGATTTATCTGTTTCTATTATACCACAAAAATACAATATCTGCGCAGATTTGTATAAAAAATTTTGAAAGGAGCTTACTATGAGCTTATCTACCGATTCTCCTATGATGACTATGCCGGTTCAGCCTGCAAATACCTGTTCTAATGGTGGTTTTGGCTGGGGTGACGGCGGCTTGCTCTGGATCATCATCTTGTTCCTGTTCGCCTTCTGCGGCGGCTGGGGCGGCAACTGGGGCGGCAATGGCAACACCGGTGCCGGTGTCGTTGACGGCTACGTCCTGACCTCCGATTTTGCCAACATCGAGCGCAAGATGGATGGTATCAACAACGGCATGTGTGATGGCTTCTACCAGCAGGCGCAGCTTGTCAACGGCGTGCAGCAAACCGTGAACAACGGCTTTATGTCCGCAGAGATCAGCCGCGCAAACCAGCAGGCGGCGTTTATGCAGCAGCTGTTTGCCATGCAGATGCAGCAGCAGGAGTGCTGCTGCGAGAACCGCTCTGCCATTCAGGGCGTCAACTACAATCTGGCCACCCAGTCCTGCGAGACCCGGAACACGGTGCAGAACACCACCCGGGACATCATCGACAACCAGAACCAGAACGCCCGCGCCATCCTTGACGCACTGACTGCACAGCGCATCGAGGCAAAGGACGCAAAGATCGCCGAGCAGGGGCAGCAGCTGTTCGCAGCACAGCTGGCGGCATCTCAGGCAGCCCAGAACGAAACGCTCAAGGCCTACATGAGCGGTCAGCTGGCCTACTACAACCCGCGTCCTGTGCCCGCATTCCCTGTCCCCGCACCCTACCAGTACGGTAACTGCGGCACCGGTTGCGGTTGCAACGGTTGCGCCTAACCGAATAACGGCAACTTCCGAGGATTTCTCGGATGTTCAGCCCCAGAGCTGATTTTGCAAACCAGAGCGCCGGGGCAGTAGTCCCGGCGTTTCTATTACGAAAGGAGCCGATAAAATGGCTGAATTTACCTCTACCACGATTCAGACCGTGGCAGCCGGTCAGAATCTCCCCTTGACCGAAACCGCTATCAAGGGGTCAAACTGCATCAACCACCGAGCAGGTGCTGGTAATGTGACGCTGCGTGGACTTACGAACCAGTGCAAGGCACTGTTCAAAGTGAGTTTTGGCGGCAACATCGCCATCCCTACCGGAGGCACTGTGGGCGCAATCTCTGTGGCGTTGGCTGTCGGCGGCGAGGCGCTCAACAGCGCAACCGCAATCGTCACCCCGGCGGCAGTGGATCAGTACAGCAACGTCTTTACGGCGGTGTTCGTGGAAGTCCCCCGGGGCTGCTGCGTTACTGTGGCGCTCAAAAACACTAGCACGCAGGCAATCAGCATTGCAAACAGCAATCTGATCGTTGAGCGGGTAGCATAAGAAAGGAGATAAAGTCATGCTGGATAAATTGAATCATCTGAAAGATGAGATGTGCGAAGAGCTCATGGAGCTGACCGACAAAAAGAATCGATCCCCTGGCGATGTTGAGATGATCGGCGAGATCGTGGATATCATTCTGGACATCCACCGCATCAAGGATTATTGCGAGGGTGGCGAGTACAGCCGTGCGGGCGAGTGGGAAGCTGACATGCGCGGATCCTTCAGCCGCGACGCCGGAAACGGTTACAACCGGGGCAACAGCTACGCCAACCGCGGTCGGCATTATGTTCGCGGTCACTACTCACGCGGCGATGGCCGTGAGCGCATGATCTCCGACATCGAGGACATGATGCAGGAAGCCACCGGTGCAGAGCGTGACGCATACAAGCGAGCCGCTGACATCTTGCGCAACGCATAAGAAAGGGGGCGGCAGGCATGGATATCGTGGAGATCAACGAACACATCCGCAAACTGAAATGCGAAGAAACGAACTGGCAGAGCGTGGAAAAGCTTGCCGCCCTCTGCACTGTGCGGGACGAGCTGGAAGAAGCACACGCACCTGAAACGCAGACCCAGGCATTGCCGCCCGCGACTTATGCGGCGGCGTACTCCACAGCAGCGGAACCACAAAGCGACTTTGTGGCGGCTGCCAGCTCTGTTCCTTTCGGCGGTCTGATGCAGGTGCTCGACAGACACATGAACGCAATAAAGCTGGTGTACCCGAAAGAGTATGAGCTAGTAATGCGGAAGATTGTCTCTTTGTCTGAGTGACGATGCCCAATAGGCTGAAGGCACAGGGAAAGTAAGTCGCCCGGCCAAAAAAAGCCATACATAGCAGCAGCCCCGGGAAGCCTGACGGTTCCTCGGGGCTGTTTTTGCGTTTATAAAGCTGTTTTTCAGCGGTGTGTTACCAAAAATGTTACCATGATAAAGAAAAGAACGTCAATTCTCAGCGAAATGACGTTCTTTTTACATGGTGGAGGCGATGGGAGTCGAACCCATGTCCGAAAAGAGCTCAGTGTAGGTATCTCCGGGTGCAGGCGATCTACAACATTCCCGCCGCGCCACGCCGATCGTCCGGCTAGCGCTTTG